GTGCGGTCCTTCTCAGTGGTGCCTCCCGCGAGCCTGCCCGCCGCGCCAATCAGGGCCGCGCCTGGAATGAGATTCCTGCCAGCAGTGGCTGCTGCGCTAGCGACTTCACCGATCCCCGGGATCTTGGGGATATTCTCGATCAGCCAGGCGATGCCCTTGATCGTCAGGGCCAGCTCTGCGTTCAGATTGCGCAGGCCCTCAGAATTCTTGAACTTGTCGCCCGCTTGCTCCCACGCGTTGCCGAGGTCGCTGAACGACTTCTGCAGAGGCGTGGCGAACCTTTCGTTGGTGCCTTGAACCGCCTGCTGCAGCGCCTTCAGGAGCGCGATCAGAGCGCCCAGCTGATCGCCCGTCCTCGCGAGACGCTGTATGAGAAGAATCTGTCCACTAGGAAGCCGGTGGTTCAGCGCCTCGTCGAGGTCGTTCGCGCCTTTGATCGGTTCGGCGAATGCTTGCGTGAGCTGCTTGGTAGCAGCGGGAATGTCCTGACCGGTGGCCTTCGCGTAATCCGCAGCGATCCTTCCCAGATCCTTGAAGACGGCCCCGCCGATGTCGTGCGCTTTCGAAAGCTCCGACACGATGGCCGTCGCGGTCTCGCGCGTGACGCCCGGGGCGAGCGAGAGTTCTTTGATGAACTCCCGCAGCCCCGAGTTGGAGAACATCTCCTGTCGGCCGGTCCCTGCGAGTTGAGCCTGCACAGTGGCTAGGCTGCGCGCCGACTTCTCGGCCTCCGCCATCCCCAGCGCGAGCACGCCGACGCCTGCAGCGGCACCGAGCATTGCCAGACGCATCCCCGTGAGCAGGGATGTGATGGCCCGGAACGCGTTACCCGCCCCGCCGAACGTGCCAGAAAGCTGGGAGCCCTGCTGCACGAACGCCGTGAGCACGTTTTGCCCGCTGAGCACCTGAACGCCGAAGTCGTGCAGTTGGAATCCGACCTGCTGCAGCTGATAGGCGTTCAACTTGCCGTTGGCGGCGAACCCGCGCTGAGTCTGATCGGCCTCGCGCAGCTTGGCGATCATTGGGCCTGCAGCTTCCGCTACGCCAAGTTCGGCGGCGCGCAACTCCAGCAAGTCCGCGCGCGATTTGCCGATCGCTCCTACCTGCTGCTGAAGTCCCGCAAGGAACGAAGACTTGTTCGCCGAGACTGCCGCGGCTTCCTTCTCGGCCTGTGCAGCCGAGCGCGCCGCATTCGCGACAGCTTCCTGCGCTGCCTGTATGGAATGCAGTTCAGCGATGAGAGGCTCGGCCGCTTGCGCCACTCCCAACTGCGCAGCCTTGTAGCGCAGGGCTTCGTCGGCGCTCTTGCCTTGGAGGGTCGCTTGTTCTCGAAGGGCGGCGAGCTGGCCTTGCAGGTCGCCGATGAACGCTTGGCCCTTCGCGCTTCCCGCGGCGCTCGCCTGCGCCTGTTCGAGTTGCTTCAGTAGCGCGAGCTCGCTCTGAATATCTCCACGGTCGATCCCCTTGAAGTCGGCCTTGATCTCGAATTTTTGGGACAGGCTCTTTCCGGCCGTTTGCAGGTCCAGCGCAGCGCGCTGCATCTGGCTGCGCAGGCTGGTCAGTGCGCGATTCGTCCCATCTGCCGCGCGCTTGGCGCCGTCGCTGATGGCGTCCATCCCCTTGCCCGCGGTCTGGCCGGCCTGCGCGACGGCTTGAGCCATGTCGCGGGCGTCTGCCTTGACCTGCTCAAAGCCTTGCTTCGCGCCGGAAGCGTCAACGCCGGTGGATAGCTGAATCTTGCGTTCTTCCATGCGCCCATCCCCTATTTCGCGTGCATCGCTTCAAGCGCGGCGTGTTCCATCGCGCGGATTTCGGCCTTCAGGCGAAGGCGTTCGTCCCCGGTGATGCCGAGGTCGTCGAGGTCTCGGTAGAGAACGCTGTAGTCCAGGCCGGTCTCACCGCCGAATCCCATGCGCCATTGCGTGCGCAGGTTTACGAAGATCAGCCAAGAGCGCTCGTTTTCAGGCCAGACTTCCACGACCCTGTTCTTCATCGCCTGCGCGATGGCCGCGCCGATCTTGTCGGCCTCGCCAACCTGCCGCTGCCGCTCATAGAGAGCAGCAGCGGCCTCTTTCAGTTTCCCAAGTGGCCTTCGACAATGGCGGCTCGATAGTCGAACACCACCGCCCTCGCCCCACCGGGGAACTCGTTGCAAAACTGGAGCACGGCGGAGGCTGTGAACGCATCGTCCAACTTCCAGCCGTCGAGAATCCGCATGAGGTAATCGGTGTTCGACTTGGCCTCTTCCTTGCGAATTTCCTCGTTCGTTATCGTCGGCTCAACGAACTTCTCGCCCGCCTCTTGGGCCTTCTTGCGGTCGTTTTCGAGCGTCGCGGCTTCGGCCTCGATGGCGGCCTTCTGGTCGGCCGTCCATTGGTCGACGAAACTGCCGAACTCGGTGAGCGTGCGGTACTTGAAGATCACCGGAACGGCCAGTTCAGTGCCGTCGACGTCCTTGAACTTGACGGTGCGCTCAAACGACTTCGGGCGCGACCCGAGTTTGATGATGGGCATGAATGATTTCCTTCGCGGGGTGGTTGAAACGCCCGTGCCCGACTGCACCGTCCCCCGCGAAGGGAACGAATGCAGCCGGGTCGGTGCGCGGGAGCGGACTAGCGTCCGAATCAGGTCGAGTAGGAGTACTGGCGGCCGAGGAAGGCGAACGTCACGTCCACCTCGTTGACCTTGTTGACGGACATCCTCGGGCTCTCGTTGACGGCCATGTAGCCGTAGCCGTAGGTGGTGCCGCCGCCGCCCAGCGCCATCTTGAAGCCGACGGGCAGGAGCTGGCGCGAGATGTCGATCATCGACAGCCAGTTCGCGTTCGCCGGGTCGTGGGCGAGCGTCAGCACGGTGGTCACCGCGTTGAAGCCGGTCGGGATTTTCAGCCCGTTGCGGCTCGCGAGCAGTTGCACGTCGGTGAAGCGCGGGTCGCCGCCGGACGTCTGGATGTTGGTCACCTGCGGGATGGTCACCCACGTACCGACCTTCTGGGTCGTGCCGGTGCCGGAACCAGCCGGGAAGAACCGCGTGCTCGTGCTGTTCAGGCCCAGGAACTCGAAGGCGTCGGTCGAGGTCTGGTTGACGCGGTAGATCGCGTTCGTGGCGTCTTCCCAGCCCGAGATGAACAGCACCTCGTCGTCATCCACGTAGCCGTGGGCGGTCGACGATGCGACGGCCGGGTCGGCGTTGGTCACAGCGGAAATCGTCTTCTCGGAAGCGAAGGTGTCGCTGCCGCAAAAATAGAAGCGAGTCCCCTCGGGGAAATTGAAAGCCATGATGGTTGCCTTTCGATAACGGGCGAAAAAAAACCGCCAGAAGGCGGCGGAGGTTTGACGCCCTTTCGGGCGGGGAAATGAAAAAGCCCGCGCTAGGCGGGCTCTCTCAGATGCTCTGGTCGGCTACGTGTGGTACTTGCAGCAGAAGTCCTGCCGGGTGCCGTACCGCTTGATCTGGGCGTCGAAGTCGGCCACGGGCTCCCCGTAGCGTGTTGCGATGAATGCCGTGGCGGCATGCATGGCCGCCTCGATCGCGAGGGCGATGCGCTTCGCCTCCTTGCGCGTGTCGGCCCAGACGTTCACCTGGATGTCTGGCTTGCGCACGTTCGGGATCGTGTTGTCGACGAGGTTGACGACTCCGCCGCCGATTTCCTGGTATGTGACATACGGGCGCTGCGTGCCGACCGGTGCAAAATCAGGAAACACGCGCGTTCCGATAGCAGGGTCCGCTCCCATGAGCGTCGCGTCGAGGTCGGCTTCGAACGTCATGCTGTCACCCCATTTGCCGCCGCAAGCAGCACCTTCTCGCCAGCATCAAGCGCTTGCGGAAAGTGCGACGATGCGGGCCGGATGAAGGGCCGCGCCGCGATTTGAATCGGCGTTGGCAGCGGCGCTCTCTTGTTCGTGTACCAGTTTCCGTCCTTGCCGATGTACGCCTTGTACTTCTGAAAGTGGCCGAACTCGATCAGGTGGCCGTGCGGGGCGCGCGTGCCGCTTCCGCTGGTTCGCCAGCTGATGTGATACGTCGCTTTCCCGGGTCCGCTGTTCTCCGGGGAGAACGCCTGATAGATCGAGTTGTAGAGATTTCCGGTGTGTTGCCCCAGAGCAGCGACGTTCACGCGAACGGCTTCGTAGAGCACCTGCGCCATCGCCTGGGCTGCTGGGCGAGCGGCCGCCTGAATGTCTTCCGTTATTTCATCGAACATCGCCTCGATGTCAGGGATGTTCGCGTAGATCGAGAATGTGTTCTTGCCGGCGTACTTCGCCGCGCGCACGCTCGAGAATCGGCTCGGCTTCATTGCACGATCTCGCAAGCAAGGTCCGTGTACTGCCGGCCGGCGTCGTCTGGCAGCACCGCCTTGATCTCGTACACCGTGGCGCCGACCTGCGCGCGCATGGCGGTCGTGATGTCAGTGCAATAGACGAGCCGAATCGAGGCGTTCGCGATGCTGGTTTCCGCCCCGCCCTTTATCGTCTCGATGCCGTTGAGCGTGCGCACGTTGCCCCACCGGGTCTTGAACGTCACCCAGTTCATCACCGGCTGGCCGATGTCATCCTGCGCATCGACGTAGTGCAGGATCGTGACCTTGCGGTTGCGGCGGCCGATTGGCGTCATCAGCGGCCCCAAACCTTCACGGTATTCAGCAGCGCCTTGGCCGCCGGCGGCTGGATGTCGTTCGGGTCCATCTCGTCGCCGCGGTGTTCATTGAACCAGACCACCATCAGCAGGATTGCCGACTTCACGCTCTTGGGCACCGTCACGAATTCACCGCCTGCCGGTTGGCCGCTCGCGCCGTAGCCGGTCACGTAGCGGATGCGCACCGCGTCGGGAATGCGCTGCGTCGATGGCCAGTAGTTCCCGTACGTCGGAGCGATGCGGTTGGACAGTCCGTAGGGGCTCAGCGCATAGGCACTGCTCGAGATCGTCTGCTCCACGCCAGCCGTGTCGGTGTACTTCACGCTGGTGATGGATGCCACTGGCGGGCGCGGCAGGTCTATGAAGTCGCCGTGTGGAAAGGCAAGGCGCCACGCCCGATCTGCCGAGCACGGAAACGCGTCGAGCGCGGCCTCCAGCGTCTGCGCGGCAAGAGCGCGGCCGGTGTAGTGCTCTGCGATCTCGCGCGCCGCGGTGATCCATGCGGTGATGAGCGAGTCTTCGTCAGTCGGATCGTCATCGGTCAGACGAAGCGCCAAGCGCGCTTCTGCCAGCGTGACCGGCTCCGTGGTGACGGCGGTGACGATCTTGAAGTTCATGGCGTCCCTTCAGCCTTGCACCAGCGGGTTCGGGTGCTTTTTGTGGCTGTAGTTTTCTTCGATCTCTTCTGCCGTCGGCAGCTTCTCGCGTTCGGTGCGAGTGATCTCCACGCCCGTGTCGGTGCGCTGGATGTCCAGGTGCAAGGTGTCGTAGCCGTAGAAGCGGCGCTCCTGCGGCTCCAGTGCATCCATCAGGCTCGTCGTCTTGGGCATGGCGATCTCGACGCCGCGCTGAGCCGCTATGCCGAGCCAGAACTCCACGCAGGCGCGGCCCTTTTCGGCGTCGTGTGCGTCGGGATAGGTGAAGTCCATGCCCCAGAGGGAAATCTTCGTGGCATTCATGTGCAGCGCGTACGCCACCGCATAGGCAGCAGTGCTGTTGAAGTACGCGAGCGGGAATTCTTCGATGACGGCCGCGAGCGGGAATTCCTCCAGCCGCGGGTAGTCCGGGTGCGCCCGGCTGGTCACCACCGACGGGATGTCTTCGCGGCGCAGCCACTCCAGCATTCGCGCAATGTTGGACTGCGGCTTGGCCGCCGCCCGGATCTCCTGGATGCGGACATCGTCCATGTGGAAGATGCGATCGCATGCGAAAACGTCGCCCAACGCGTTGATGCCCCACACCTCATCGCAGAAGGCGCGTCGACCACCAAGGCGCTTCGTGATCTCAAGGAACTGCCGCACCGAAGGACCGAGGCCCAGGATGGCGACGTGCCCAAGGCCGGTGGCGGCTGCAGGCGGCGGCGAAACTTCATGCGTCGGCGCACCGGCGCCCTCATCCGCGACGGCAACTGCCACCAGAGTGCGGCCGTTCACGCCAGCTTCGACCGGAGACTCAGGACCATCCTGTCCGAACCAGCGCGTCGCATGGAAGCCGGCATCGACCAGCAGCCGGGTGAATTGCGACTTCGTGTAGTGCCGGTGATGGAAGGCGTAGTTATCCCAGGGGAAGACTTCCTCGTTCGGCACGCTGGACAGCAGCAAGGGCGTCTTCGCGCGCAAGCGGCGCAACATCGGCAGCGGGTCGGCGACGTGCTCGATCATCTCGAAGCAAACCGCTGCGTCGGCCTCAATCCACTCCACTGACGCTGCATCACAGACCTGGAACCTGATGCGCTCGTGCCCGTAGTGCGCCCGTGCGTATTCGATGCTCTCGACGTCGAGGTCCGCCGCTATGACGTCCATCCCGGCATCAGCCAAGATGCGCGCGCCATAGCCGATGCCGCAGCCCACGTCGATGACCTTGCTACCCGGCTCGAGCACAGAAGCGGCCCACCGATAGCGGGCGACGTGGTCTGCCCTGATTCCGTCAAGACTGGGAGCGACCTGGCGCTCCCCGGAGTTCAATGCCATGTTCGTACTCTCTCGCCAGAGTGGTGAAGGTGCCGGGTTTCACGGCGACACGCGGGCGAGCGCGCGTCCCATTCCTTGCGTGGCTTACGGGTTCGCGACAGGCGCGCTCGAGGGGTTGAACAGGATCGCGTTCGCTCCCACGACGCCCACGGACGTGACGCCGGTCTGCACCGCCAGAAGCTGCACGTAGCGCTTGTTGCCCCGGTAGCCCAGGCGCTTGGACACCTCCTTCGTGGTGCCAGCCGTGCGTGGCGTGGCGGCCGGCAGCGAGGCCAGCACTTCCGTGCCGAGCAGGTCGGCGTCGGCCACGCTGGTCATCGTGCCGGTCACATCGCCTTCCTTGGCCACGATCGTCACCACGGTGCCCGTGGTGGTGACCGAGCCGTAGGAGACGATGAACTCGACGCCGGCATAGCCCTTGCGGTCGATGACCGCGCCGGTCTTGGTGGCGTTCGCGCCGATCGCGGCCGGGATGATGGCCATGACCTGCTTGATGTTGTTGTGCAATTCCATGATTCTTTCTCCGTTGCTGGGGAGTGAGAGACGTTGAATGGGGGGATGAAGAAGGCCCGCATCACGCGGGCCTTTGGTGGTCAGCGCTCGATTACGTCGAGCACTTCATCTTCTTCAGCGCCTCGGCCTTCAGCACGCCGCCGCCGACGCGCTTGCGGGCGCGGAATACCACCGTGCCGGAATCGGCGCCCGTGGTGAAGTCCACCTGGAAGCTGATGCCGATGCGGTCGACCAGGCCGTAGCCCTGGCGGAAGTCACCGAACAACACCGGGTAGGCGTTCGCTGCGGGGTCCGCCAGATCCGGCATCTCCACGTACGGGGCACCCAGGATCGTGTTCGGCGCCGCGTTGGCGATGCCGGGAATCCACAGGTACTGATTCGTGGTGTCCTTCAGCTTGCGCACGGCCTTCAGCGACGCCCGGTTCAGACCGAAGAGGCCGTTGCGGGTGTACGCAGTCTTCACGGAGTGGTACAGGTCGATCATGCCGTCGGCGGTGATGGCCGAGGCGCTGCCGGAGACCACTTCACCGACGTCGGCGTTGGACAGGATGCCTTCGGCCTGGTTGGTGCCGGCGCCGGTGCCGTTGATCGACTCGTAGCCTTCCTTGAAGGCGAACTGCTCGGCGGACTCCATGCGCAGCTCGGCCAGCAGGTCATAGTCCGAGTCCTCGAGCATCTGCTGGGAGATCTCGAAGCGCGCGAACAGCTCGGGCGCCAGGATTTCCAGCATGCCGTAGGCCGGGTCGCCCGTGTTGGAGCGGGTGCCGGTCTCTCCCACGCGGGTGGCGGTCGCGGTGCCGGTGCGCTTGGGCGCCTTGTAGCTCTGGCTGCCGATCGTGATCACGCGGCAGATCGAGCGCATCGGGGAAATCTCCACGATGTTCTTGATGATGTCGCGCTGCATCTCGGGCGGAGCCAGCAGATAGCCGGCGCCAGTGTCGTTGCCCTTGACGAGCGTGTTCATGTGCCGCAGGGCCTCCATGTCCTTCGGGTCGCGGTCGGATGCGGGCTTGCGCATCACGCGATCGAACGCGGCGGCCATCTTCTTGGCTTCGTCCTTGTCCTTGTCGCCGCCCATGCCGCCGGGACGATTCAGGATGGTCTCGACGCGATCGAGCTGCTCCTGCATCGCCTTCTGCTGCTGGCCGGCCAGGGTGACCGCCTGGTTCATCGGCTCGAACTTGTCGAGCGCATCGCTGATCTTCTCGACCTTCGCGGTCAAGTCGCCGACAGCCTTGCCGTCGGCCTTGGCGGCCAGCAGCTTGTCGTTCGAAGACTTGAACTCGGTGAAAGCTTCCATCACCTGGGTGACGGCATCTTTGTCTTGCGACATTTCGGGTTCCTCAAAAAGTGAAGCCCGCACAGGGCGGGCTCGATGGGTGGGATGGGAAGTCGGCTACGCTTTGAGCGCGCTGATGTGCGCTGCCAGCTTTGCCAGGGACGCCCCATCGTCTCGTTGGGGCAACCGTGCATCGTCTCGTTGCACGGTGATGACCCGGGCCGCGGCGGCAATGCGCTTGGCCTGGGACTGCGAAAGCCCTTCTCCATCACGGAGGAAGGCTTCGAACTCGCGAATCGGGGGCGCCTCGTCGTCGACTGCGACAAGGTCTTGGGGGGCGTTGCGGAAGTGACGCAAGATCGCCGAGCGCGCATGCGCTTCCTTCTTTTCCTTCTTCTTGGCCGGCGTCATGCTGTCGGCGAAACCCTTGTCCACGGCCTCGCGCGCGCTCAGCCAGGTCTCGACCGTCATCCAGTCCGACAGGTCATTGCGCGTTTGCTCGGTGCGCGCGGCGTAGATGTCGATCAGG